GCAGGCTCAATTACATCAATATAAACTTTTGAAGTGTATTGTGACCCAGGATTAATACTACTCAAATAATCAATAGTTCCTATTTCAAATATTTGATATGTTAAAGCTGAATCTAAGATAGTATCAAGATTTGTAGCAGTTAAAGGTCTTTTAGGAAATTGCCAATCTGTCAATCTAGTAACAGATGATATATTTGCTGTTGCGCCGGAATTAGAAGTAATAGTTTTTGATGGTACAAAATACCCATTTACACTTGATATATTTAGATTACTACCGGTAACACTTGCTATTACGGCATTGCCAGTTATTGTTTGTTTAGATGGTGTTGTTACTAATTGTAATACTGAAGATGATGTATTACTTACTAATATTGTACCAGCTACTATATTTGCATTATTTAGATTTGAATCCGTTGATGATGTAACATAAACATGACTTACGTCAGCTCTATATACGTATAATCCAGAAATACCAAGAGATGTATTTGATAGGGATTCACCATTAGCTACATTATTAGATGAAATAATAACACCCTCAAGCATTAATGAATTTGCTGTGCTATTAACAGTTTCTCCAACACCAAAAGTGCCGGAAACTGATGATACAGATATCATTAAAGTATTAGGGGTTTGATCAAGAATAACATCATAATAATTGCTAATTACATCAGTATTAAGATTTACTAATTCTTTATCACGAATGCCACCAACTTTAAATGATGCACCAGAACCAGTACCACCAGTTTGTCTAAAAATTGTAGCTGATCCACTATCAGTGGTAACTTGATTACCGTCACCAAATGATAAAGTTAAACTTCTATCTACTATTCTTACTAATGAACTATTAGCAAATACTATTGTTCCATTAGCATTTGTTGTTGTATCTGTAAGTTTTTGACCGATAGACAATATACCAGTAGTATCAATTATATCTAGATTTAAAGTTTGTTTTACAGTTACTATAGCATTTGTTGAAAATCCAGAACCACCATCAACTAATAGAAAATTAATTGAACCTGTAAAATCATTTATTACTGATGCTACTTTTGCTTTGCCTTCAATACCAGAACCTATTACATCTAGTATATCACCAATATTATAATCAGATCCACCATTGGTAATACCAATAGCATTTAAAGAGCCTGTTATAAAAGGTCCATCAGTAGATGTTACATTATTTGCAATAGATTGATAAATTCTATCACCTACTCTAAATTTATCAATTAAGTTTGTAATTGTTAATATGTTTACAGTTCTACCATTGACTATTTTTTTATCTACAGATTCTACAATTGCTGTTGCGCCTGCATTATTTCTTATTTTTGTACCTATAAGAGATGCTAGTTTTGGGTGACTTGTTGTTTCTATATAAGTAGGTATTTTCCAACTATTATCAGAAGGTTTGAAGATATATTCACTTGGGATATACAAGTCAATATCTTCACCATATAACATTCTGAATAATAAGGCATAAGCTCTTTTTGTGCCTTTTGCTCTATACAATTCCAGAATATGTTTCATTAATAGTCGTTTATCAGCAACAACATTTTCTGGTAAAGAATCAATTAAAGTCTTTTTAAAATTCTTGATGAACGTATCAGATGTAGTATCAATATCTAGATATTCAAGTAATGATCTTGCTTCATTAATAGGTTTACCACTAGATTCCATCCATTCGTAATAAGCTTTTACAAATGCTATAAAATTTGGACCTTCTTCTTGATAAAAAGAAGGGAATTGTGTGGCTATAAATGGGGATATGTATTTTTCTATACTCATTATAGAGACTTTACAGTGATATCTAAGTTAGATATATCAATTGTAATCACATCATTTTTACTTGATGACACATCAAAATACAAAGGTCTGCAATAAAATGAAATCAATGAATTTACAGCTTGAAAGATTTTTATTTGATTAAGAGAAATCAAACCATTATTATAATCAATTGTGCCTGCAGATTGAAAAGTTTCAATACCTGGTGTAGTAATGTCTTTTAAATAAATCAAGTTAGATTGATTAATAACTGTGAGATCACCATCAGTCTGTTTTACTTGAAATGTATTTGCATTTGGATTATAATCTGTATAGACATATCTTCTTCCATTTGAAATGAAATCACTGGAAAATAAAGAACCTGGAGATATTGGATTTCTAAAATTTACAGATATAAACACAGATGTATTTTCAACTATATTAACAGATTTTTTTAAAGTTATTTTACTTTCATTACTAGAAATACTAGTATCGGCAGCATTTATAGCTGTTTCAAATCTAGAAAATCTAAATTCCTTATTGAAATCGTTTAGTTGTTCTTGATTAAAATTTATTATAGATGTTTTTATAGATGTTGATATATCAGTAGGAGATGCTGTAGTTTGATTAGCATTATACTTTGCTACTACTTCTGGCATAATGTAAAGATAATCGGGATTAACAACTATAGGTGTTATTCCTAATGTACATTTATCAGAAAGATAAGACTCAACATCTGATTTTTCAGCATCGGATAGAAATTCACCAGTAAAAGTTGCTGGCGCTATATACACTTTGCCAAATGTTGGTGTACCAGAAATTGTTTCACCACCATATACGTGAACAGTTTTGATATCTTGATAATTTTGTAAAACTAAATTTTTAAAATCATCAGTAGTTATTGCTCTTTCTTGTGTCTGAAAATTTCTTGGTGCTCTGTATCTAATTTCTTCAATACTTTCAGCTTCGGCGCCGCCATATGATGAGGATACTGTAGTAATAGATGGTATAATTGCTGAACCATAATTATTATAAGCGCCAAGATTATCATCTAAAATAAATGATGTACATTTATTAGCATTATTACCTGAAGTTACACGATAACTTACTGTAATTATTGCTCCATCTTTTAGTTTTCTACCAAATATGCCATCACCAAAAACAAGTTCATATTTTGTATTTTCTGTTGCTTGAACAAAATATACTTGTGAATTTGCTTTTAATCCGTATAAATTTGTTGCTTTTAAATATAATGCAGTATTACTAATATCTTCTGTAACATAAGTTATTATTGAATCAGTATCAATATTTTCATTTGAAAATATAAATCGTTGAAATTCTACGGATGTATCATATACAAATGTATCTTGTATTATAATTCCTTCATAGATTGCAACATTTGCAGCCGAAAATACACCGTTTGATGGATAAAGAGTTAATGTTTCATTAGTAGTAAATGTAAATGAACCATTAGAATTTTTTCCTGTAAATTTTGTAAATTCTGGAATTTCAAAAGATTGTAATCCAGATTGAGCAAAAGTAAGATTCAATAATGCTTTGGGTGATTTTGCTGATCTTGGTGTATAATTCAAGCCCTTTGCAATAGAAATAATACTATTACGTAATTGCGCTGAATCAATAAACATTTCAGATGCAACCATGTTTAGATAAAATGTATTCAAATATGAATTATAACTTAAAATGTCAAGTAAAACAGACATATTGGAGCCATCAAAGTCATAGTCTTGAAATAGACTTTGATTCTTTAAATATGTCTTTAATGATGCTTTGAGAGTATCAAAGTCAAGATTAACTAAACTAATAGAGGTGTTTGCTGCCATTTATCTGATTCTTCTTAAGATGAGGTCTACCGATTGCACCACCTGGCTATTTAGGATCAAGAAATTTATATTTAAATTTATATAATTTCTTTGTTCATCACGTAATATTTGTACATCAATAATTTGAACTCTTGGTTCTGATCTTGTTATAGCTAAGTTTATTTTGTATTTTAATTCTTCTTCCATTATTATATCATTCATATCAAATAGTACTTTTTTGATACTACCACCCATATATGGATTAAAAAGTCTTTCGCCTGTAATGGTTAATACTATATTTTTTACAGATCTTTTTATAGCTAAATCATTTTTTACTCTAGATAAATCTTTTGTTATTGGATGTGGTGTAAAATCAGATAGAAAATCAGAATATAAATCCGGGATTTTCTGTAATTGTGTGATTGTATCAGCTCTAGTTGACATTTGTTTTCCTATTAGTCGTCATTCATTCTGATTTGTTGACCATTCAGTTTGATCAAACCAGATGCTGTTATTGTTACATCACCAGCAGAAGTAGTCATTGTAATA